ATTAAGATCTGCTACTGAAAATGTTCCAATTGCAGTCTTTACAGGTGCAGGTAGTCCAACTGCGTTTGAGCCGATTCCTGTATCTGTTGCAACAACTGTAACTGTTCCACCAGAAAGTGGAGACAAAGTGCCTGTTGCTGAACCAAGTACAGTTACTGGGGTTACGCCCGCTGCAGATGTTACTGAAGAAGTTGTTATAACCTTAGTAATTGATGAATCAGAGAACGATGCTCCGATTAGTGTTACAGAGATTGGCTCTGATGCCACTGGGTTGCCAAATACGTCAGTTGCTGAAACTGTGAATGTTGGAGCAGTATTAACTGCTGCTGTAGCAGGTACAGATAGTACTACATTAGATGCAGGACCAGCACTTCCCTTGATGTATACAATCGTTGAATATGCACCATTTGTAATGGTTACTGAACCAGTGTTTGTGCTGGTTGTGTATGCATAAACTGTAATTGCTGCACCAGTTGATGTTGCAGAAATTGCTGACACTCCACTGGTAGATGATACTGGGATAGTTGATGTATTAAGTGCTGAAACAAGCTTTACGCCTGAGCCAACAAATGATACTGCTGTTGCTGTGTCTGCAGTAGCAGTAAGAGCAACGGTATCCGATCCATCAATAACGTTTGATGTTGGAACTGCAACTACTTGTGGAGCTGCAGATGTTGTTGTGTTAGCAACTCCAGCCACTGTCACCGAAAGCGGTGTAGCATGAGCTGATGTTGAAATTCCTACAAATGCTAGGGCTGCAGCAGTAGCAATTGCGATCTTTTTTGTTGTTTTCATTTTTTCCTTTTCGTTTGGTTATTTTCCTAGGTTTTTACCCAATAGTTTAGGTAAATCTAATAGCCCTTGCTTTAGGGCTGTAAGTTCTTCTTTTAAAGTTTTATTTTCTTTACGGAGCTTTTCCGCAATAGACTCAATTGTATCACATTGCATTTGTTTTGTCTCTAAGGCATCAATGTACCAGCTTAATTTTTGCTGAGAATCGTGATACAACTGTTCATAATCAATTTCTTTTTTACGCTTAAACATAAGTTACTCTACAGTATTGTGAAATTGTCTACAAATGAACGCTCTGGATCAGTATCTTCCAGACCTAAATATTCTCTAAGATGAGAAGGCATTTGTCTCTGTTTCGGCTGTCTGATTACATTATCATCATACTTCACAGGTTCATCCCCTTCAACATCTTCATCAAACTGATCATATGAATAAATATGAACTTCATTATCGCCTTTAGGTGTTAATGATATCGCATTATAAATTGCACCACAAGTCGCATCCGCCAAGTCTTTTGAACCTTTTCGTGGGTGGTCAACTTTGTCCTTCTTTATAATTCTAAGTTGTAGTAATTCATCAATAAGCAGTGGGATTCTTGGACCATTTACCCGCTCTTCCATGACAGTCAAAAGCATGTCTTCATAATGCTTTTTGGCTACAGATAGAATTTCACAATTCATACCCTGAGCTTTTAATTGTTCCATCATATCGTATGAATTCCAGCGGTCAAATGTTACTCTGCGAACATTAAAGCCACGCTGCTTCAAAGAAATAATATAATTCTTAACCTCAGTAAAATCAACTACATTTTCTTTACTTGGTGTCCAGTATCTTACTGCATCTACTACAACATATGGAGCAGCATCAGTCATGGCTCCCGCCATCTTCATAGTAACCCATTTGTCAACGTGAGCCATTGTTACTGCACAATGGTCATGCTTTTGAGCCAAGTCAACGTGAATGTAATAATATTTATCTGGGTCTGGTTTAAACCAATCTCTGAAAGCATTATTTTCATCTAGGGCTACATTCAAATTGCTAAATGCATGCTCTACCTTTTCACGGGATGAGAACATAGCATCTACAGCCTCTGGTGGCATGCAGGCAAATCTAGCCAAGGCATCAATTGGGTTGGTGTAGAAGTTCATTGCCAGATCTGAAATTTTAATAGTTGGATTAATTTCCCATGTTGGCCTTCTCAATGCAAATGTTTTTGGAACGCTATAGTTTAAGATATGGTCTTCTTCCCATTGAATTGTAAATTCGTTACCCTCAGTTCCATCTGGAAGATCTTCGTCAACCTTAAAGGTATGGGTTCTTGTTACAACTTCCTTGTCCGCAATCACTTCATTGTATCTTTGTTGTATAAAGTCATTCTTGAAACGTGGGAACGACAGCAAAATGATTTTACCAAACTGTGGAAAACGTGAGTCTACGGAGTTTTTAAACATGTTGTAGATGGCTGAAGCAGTCTTTGCCTGCTCGTTTCCGCTTGTAGATTCCAAATCAAAGCCTGAAATCTCATCAAGTACAGCAAACAAAAGGTTGTATCCTTCCCAAGATTCTCTTTGGGAGTGACCAGAGTGAACCGTAATGCTTTTAGAAAACTCTACGCTTCCTACCTTTTCATTATATTTGCCATCAAACCAGCGACATCTGGTTATTCTATTCTTAAAGCCTTTAAAGAAAACTTGTTGTGCCTGAACAGCGTTAACAGCAACGTTAATAATATCAATGCTGTCTCCTGGAGGCTTGCCATAATATCTTGCTGGATCTTTAAGACACAGCAATAGGTAAACTACATAAGAACATGCAATTGTTGATGTGTAGTCTTTACCAGAACCCTTACCTAGTTGAAAGATAACTTCCTTACAGGTCTGCTTCCAACGTTTTTCGCCTTCTATTTCACCGTAAAGTTTTATAAGAGTTTCTCTTTTATAAATTTGAGTTGAAGCCTTAATCATCATATATTGATAATCAGAAAGCGGAGGTAGTCCTAAATAGTCTTTGGACGTTACAAATTCTTCAATCTCAACTGGTATTTCTTCAAAAGCATCTTCTTCAAGTGCTTCAAGAAAATCACTAAAATCAGTCAACTGATATTACCTCAACTTTATTAGTTACGGCAGATAATCTTCTGGCTACTTCTTGTTTGCAATTTGGGCAGGTAGAGGTAACGTCACGAAGAATTCCAACAAGAACTTCTTGCTTTCTTTCAGTCTCAAGTATTTGATCTGACATTTCATTCTTTTCAATAACGCCAGCTTTTTGCAACATGTCAATTCTCTTTGACTCAACGTCAGCAATTAGCTTTAAAGCCTGAGATTTAATATTAAGTGCATCCTGATCGTCTGCTTGCTTTACTGTTTTCCAAGCTTCCTGTATAACCATAGAGTAATGTTGATCAGCTGCTCCCAAGGCTTCCTTAGCTCTCTCACGAATACCATTATCACCATGCATCAATTCACGCCAAGTATTAAGCATGTTTGATACTTGTATTGGCTTTAAGTCAAATTGCTTAGCGATAGCATTCACATTGTTTCCTTTAATAAATTCAGAAACAACTTTATTCATCTGCTCAAAACTATCTGCTAGTTCAATGGCATTGTCACTCATATTATCCTCCTGTTGAATAAAACCCTTTGGCATTAAAATGTATACCAAAAGTATTAAATACCCTAGTCATGTTATAACCACACTTAGGGCACGGCGGGGTTTTTTCTTCTTCATCAAAACTTCGTCTGACTTCTGTCTTTGTATCACATGTGACACAATTATATTCATATGTAGGCATTACTTGATCTTTCCTATTCCATACTTTTCTAAATATCTAATTATAGTCATTCTGCTACAACCAGCCTCTTTTGCAATTTCATCAAGGCTTTTCTTTTGTACAAGATATCTCTTATATAGCCATTCTTTACTTTCATACAATTTCATTTACAGCATACCAAGCAATTCCAACTGCATCTGCAACATTGTCACTATTTGTGCCAACGCCTTTTGTTTGTGCAAACTTAATTGTTTTGCCCTTTCTAATTTCTCTTATCTTAGCCTTATACCAGTTCTCCGATTTCCCAGGAAACTCTTTGCGTACCGCTTCCTTTTCAACCTTGGTAAAATTCTTATTACCAATATAAGACTGCCATGTAATAGGGTGGACTTCAACCACCTTGATATTATCATGCATAAGCTCACCCATAATTGTACCAAAAACGTAAGCCATTTTCAACCCAGTTGCGACTGATTTTACTGAAACGGCTGCTTCAATTGCAATAAAATCATATTCAAGCATCTGTTTAATTGCTTTTACTTTGTTCTTGGCATCAAGTATTCTATCGTATACTGTCTCTCCAGTAAATTCGATTTCCCCCCATTTGTTTACTTTATGGTTGTCCATCAAACAAAATGCTATGCTATTTGTACTTGCATCTATACCAAGCACTTTGCTTGGCGTTCTACGAAGATCAGCTAACCCCATTTAGCATCTCCAATATAGATTTACGCTCAGCAGCAGCCTTTTTAGCCTTGCAAGATTCACATTCTTCACTGCTACTATATCTATTCAAGATTTGATCGCAGCCACGATTCTTGCATATAAACTTAACTCCAGCCCTACGAGCTTTGGTATTCTGATACTTTTCTTTGATTTTTAAGTTTGTTGCTATCTTGCAACATTCATCTGAACAGTATTTTTGATTATGAGTCTTTGCCTCAAACTCGTTGTTGCATTCTTCATAGGCACAAATCATATAGTTGTCTCCATCATTGGATAGTCTACATCGCCTATATCTAACTTCATCTCTTTCCAACAAGTTTTCTTTACTGGGCAATATGAGCATGGCATTCTAGTCTTGCTCTCACCCGCTCTGCTTGGCAAAGTTTTCTCTTCATAAAGCTTATATACTCCACGAAGCCAGTCAAGAACATATTCAACTAATTTCTTATTCTGCTCGTCCATTTCAATTACAATAAGTAATGGCTCTTGGTCATTCTTATTCTCATAGAAGAACACACCAGTATCATGACCCTTTGTGTACATATAGATCAGAAGCTGAATCATGTGGTTTTCTTCTGGCTTCTGAGATGATTGCTTATAAACAAATTTGTCATCCTTCATTGATTTAATCTCAAAAGGAATTTCAATATTATTTTCAACATCTAGAATAAGTGTATCTCTAAAGCCACGAATTGGTGGATCTTCAACAAGAATCTCTGCCTCATGGTCAATGACCTTATAGCTCTTATTCATTTTACTTAATCTTGATTGAAGTCTATCGTGAACAAAGGTTCCATTTTCCATATTGGCTTTACCCTTGTA